GTAATAATTCTCCAATTTCTATCGATAGTGAACTGTCGCACGTACAAGGGGGTAAGCGGTTGGCGCTCATTCCATGTCAGTGTGCACTGTTCCGTTATCGCGAAGTTTATAATCAATGGGCGTCGTTTTGTTATCACCATGGTGCAGCAGGTGCCCATGGTGGTCTCAAGCCGTCCATTACATTGGGGTGTGATGACGATGGTAATCCACAGTCACGATCACCCAATAATGTATATTACGTGCCCAAAGCTTATCAGGATAGCTTCGGGTATTGTTATATGCATTTTGATGTCAAGATGCAGAAGTTCATGCCAATCAAGGATCCGGTTATCCTTGACTTCGCACGGTATAATGCATACCATGATGCATTTGAGCGTGTTAAAATGCGACCACCTGGTAAACCAACAGAGTTGGTGGTCGGGCATTTTATCCAACCAACACAAACACAATTACATAAGGCTAACTACAATGCAGCGGCCGATCGGGAATGTAAAATTTGTGTGACAAAAGTGGCCAGTGTCGACTGGGCCACACACATCGCTGGTTCAAAACATAAGCGACGTGAATGTATGCAGTATAGTGATCCCTATGACTGTGCTGTTTGTAAAGTCAAGGGATCGGGTAAAGCGTCCTACGATCAACATATTAATTCGGGGACTCATAAACGCAAGATACAAGTTGCTACACCAACATCAATGATTGCAGCACTTGATGCCAAGTTTAAGGACCGTTATAATGAAAATAAAATACTTAGTCCGGCATATCAAGCTGAAACACCACCTATTGTTGATTCATTAGATGAATTGCCGGTTTTCGACGATCGCCCACGGACACCAGATTCGGAATGCACTATGGTGCCTTCCAAGAATACCAAGAGTATCATTATAGAAAACATGGATACCGGGTCAAAGAGCACCCCAGCATCCAAAATACCAATTCGGAAACCAATCGCTCAAAAACACATGGTGAAACCCTCAGAGTTAGGGTACCAAGCTCATTATCCACCAAATTGCCAGATACAACATTCACCACCGGCGCCACCACGAGCGACGACCAAAGATATACGGGCCCGACTTATCGATCAGTGTTCGCGTATCTCATCGCTTTTGCGTGGAACAATATCAAGCAACACAGTCACAGAATTTTTAATAGCATGTGCAACTGTGTGTGGAAGTATTTTGGTAAGCAGGCAACTAAGCAAGATCGACAAGTATGTACTACAATTGCGGTTATACCCGCTAATCAAGTCGATTTACAAGTGGACAATGTTTGCCCGGACGACGTTGGTGGCCCTGGGAGTATGGATGGTTGTTGGAACGATGATAGTGTCGTTGCAAGAACTTTACCGGTGGGCATGTACCAGCGCTACACAATGATGGCACCGAGTGAGTTGGTGCGACCAAGGCTGACTAGACATATATTTGAACAAATCGTTAATAATGTGGCCATGGTAAGTGCATTAGAACCCATTACCATGACCACTATTAAATTAATGAAATCTGAGGCTATACGCACAGCCAAGGCTATTAAATCTGGCAAAGACCGCGCGTATGATCTCATGACTCCATACGATGTTGTTCACATAATACATATAGCGTTACAACAAAGAGCCCAGTGTGAAATGATGTTATCTCGCCATTGGGCACGTTCTAGTTGGCAGTCTTTTAATAATGATGCATTATCTGGTTTGGCTCGTGGTTGTGTTTATGATTATACACCTACTTTTATTAATGTCGTCCAACGTATTTGGACGACGCGCATACAAAACCTCCTTTATCGCAATCCTGGTTTTGTTATTCCAACAGGAACGTCGGTTTTCTAGAATGGTACCCTGCGACGTGTCAGTCAGGTACTATGTTTGATTCTGTCAACAATACACGTCCTTTACTAGAAATACTTAAAACCTTCACACGACCACCTATAATACATAATGGTGTTATTGGTGGTTGTGATTATCGAGCTAATGTTAAGATTGCACGATTATATTTGACATTTACCGAACCAATTATTGCATATCACAGTTGTCAAGCTAATGAAGCAGTGGCCTTATTAAATAGGCATTTAATAATAACCAAAGTTACTGACGAACACACTGCCATTGCTAAGCGCTGTTTTAGTCGGTATTGTCAATTACATCCACCACGTGAGTTAATACCTTATACTATACAACAAGTATTGAACTCTAAACGTGGCTCTAAGCGTAAAACATATAAGAGAGCATATTTGAAATATAACATGCGAGGCTTAATTCGACGAGATTACGAGATTAATATGTTTGTTAAATATGAGCGCATGTCCATTAGAGACCCATTCAAACCACCCCGCGCTATACAAGCACGCGGACCAGTATTTAATTTGGTATTACAACAATACATCTTACCGTATGCCAAATATCTAATACGTGACGATACTTTACAACACCGATATGTCACAAAAGGTATGGATGGTTATGCTGTTGCTAGTTTGTTACACCGAGGCTGGAGCACATTTCGAAGACCTGTGGCTAAGCTGTTAGATCATGATCGGTTTGATTCACGAGCTAATCGAGATTGGACTGTTCCTATGCATGAGTATGTGAACATGCATTATCGACACACTAAGTGTGCTGAGATGTTAAGTCATCTTGGACAATCCAAATGCGTTAGCCTGCATGGCTTAGTCTATCATGCTGATGATACTGTGTTTTCTGGTGATGTGACTACTGGAGATGGCAATAGTACTATTAACAAGGCGCTCATAACTGACTATACTGATGGTATAGATTGTTTTGTTGTTCTTAATGGCGATGATTCAGTCATCATGTTGGAATTTGATGACCTTGAAGAGTTAGATCGTCGTGATTTACAACAGTATGGATTTCACACAAAATCTAGCACAGTGTATGAGTTTAATGACATTGAATATTGTCAATGCAAACCGGTTAAAACTATCAATGGCTGGCTGATGGTGCGTGACCCAATGCGTGTCATGTCGCGTTCTACAGTTTGCCTACAACCGTATAGTGAAAAATATTTGCTTTCGTGGTTTGCATCTGTTGGCGATTGTGAAATGTCGTGCAATCAAGGTGTGCCAATTTTGTATGCTTTTTCCCAATATTTACGACGTGCTTCTAATAAATTAATCACATTAACCGATGATATTCGTTTTCATCGCATTGTTGGTGATTATTCTACCATTATAACTGATGAAACACGTATCTCGTTTTATATGTCGTTCTCTTATCATCCATCTTTACAAGTGCAACTCGAAGAGTATTTCAAAACACTGTCTTGGGATTATCGTCATCGAGTTTTAGAATTTCCAACATCCCAATTGTTGACCGTTCCATAAATATGCAAAGTCAAAACAATTATTCCAGGAGGGGGCGGCGACGCGGTCCGCGTACGAATCTTCCTTTACGAACTTACAACAACGTTGACACTGCTTTTCGACGCATGCGTGTCAGTCAGACTCGACCATTTACTGGTCTCTTGCCCAATTATATACAGTGCCGACTTAATCCGTTTGGCACAGCTTTATCCGGACAAGGCACGCCTGATGACGCTATGGTATCACGTATCGTAGTTGATCATCGTGATTTCTGCACGTTAACCATTGGTGCAGATGGCTCATGTCAGGTTCGACTATTTCCTTGTTTGCCAATACCATTGGCATTCAAACCATCAGCCGGGTGGGCCGGGTATGCTGTCAATGGTGCTTCATTGGCGGCAATCACGGCGCCTACCACGGTTGCAGCCAGTAATACAGGTTGGTACCCGCTGATTAACATCACAGAGTGGGTACCTTGGTTAGCTGCGGCTTCATTAGCACCCATTAGTGAAGTACCAGGTCCATATTTTGAAGTTAAAGCACGCATTGTTGCCCTGGCCACTAAGGTTTATTATACTGGTCAGGCTTCCACAGCTAGTGGCACTATTACATTTACTGCTGACAGATCTGTTTGTTCCGCATTTGGCGGGACACAGAAGTCAGTCACTATCTTTAATCAGGGTGGTGGCACAGGAGCAGTTACAGCTTATCCTGTCACCCTTGATTTTGGTAGCGTGGTGCCCACCTTGGATGCCTCCAGTATAACAGAACGTCCAGAGGCACCTATGCGTGTGGTTCCACGACGTGCTGATGATTTGATGCCGTGGATTGACCGTACTCAACTGCCTATCATGCCTGTTGATGCTGGAACTGGAGATGCTGTTTTCACAGCTAACGTTGCTGGCTATTACCCACTCATTGGACTTTATGATGAGGGTTGGGAGATTGCTTGCATTACGTTTGCTGGTGTCACCCCCGGTTCCACATTTCGCTTGGAGACAGCGGTTTGTGTTGAATACCAACCTATGGCTACGTCCACTGTTGCCAAATTAGGAAAGAAGCCCAGCAAGGTTGCTGGTAAGGATAATTTGAGCAGCGTTAATGCGGCCTTATCGAGACAACCTATCGCTGTCAGTGATACAGCTGCCACACCTGTTAATGCAATATTGGCTGAAGCTAGTAATCTAGTCAGTGGTGTGACTGCACCACCTAGTGTGCCTAATCGTAACATCATGGGGAGGCCAGCCACTGCGCAATCGGGCGGCGGAGCACGTTCTACAATCACTGGTGGACCTCGCATAGCTACTCGACCGGTAACTGTGCAAGCTCCACCACGTAAGCGTGCTACACGTGGGAGGCGTGGTGGGATTCGTTGAACGTATGTTTGCTAGAATTGGTGCGCATTACATCGGTAAGAAACCACGCCCAATTATGATTCGTCCACGCATACGACCTAGATAGTTCACCATCGACGGAGGACCATGGGATATAGTGGCTCCGTGTAATAAATTAACGCACGCC